TTACATCAATTCGAATGGACTGATAAGATTTCACCTATACCCGAACACTATATCTTTGTGGAAGGGTATGATAATCACGAAGAAAAGTATAATTATAGTGGTATTCACTATACTCGTGGTGGCCCATGGGTAAAAGGCATGGATTATTCTACCATAAATAATCTTGAAGACTTTTTAAAAGTGAAAAGAAAGTTGCCAATTGGCGATTAGTATGTTATAATAGTAACGAGGAACTATAATTATGAATGCATTTATATACGACAGTGATGGTACAATTTTTGTCCGTAAACCAAACGGACTGGAATACAACTATGAGAATGTCGACAAACCTGCTTTTGATTTTGAATATGATGTTGTCATCTATGATGATATCGAAGTAAAGATTGAGAAGTGGGAAGACGGTCTAAACTTTGACCAACAACAAAAAGTTGCACTTTCAAGAGAAGAGTGTGAAATTATTGAACAATACATTGAGAATAGTGAACCACCTATGGGTCATAGTCTCAATAGTCAAATCGTTGACAGTCTCTATAGAACTACAGATAAATATGTTGACGAAGAGTGTAGACAATACAGATTCAAAGACTTGAATGAAGCAATGTATGCTGGTAGAGAAGGTTCATCCCATCCCCATAGAAACAATGCAAGAAGAGCTCTTGAATATGCAGACGCAATCAATTGTGTTCTTGCACAACTTGTAGACGAAGTCCAACAAACTAGAGAAGATTTCTTAAAGGACTATGACGCTTATCAGAGTGAACTACCAAGTCCATACGTACCCGAAGATACCAGAGCTTAAGTAATGTTCGAAAATGTTGAGTTAGAGTTCATCAAGGAACCCTTTCATATCAAAGATATGCCTTTGAAAAATATGTATATCCTTGATGACTATCTATCTCCAACATTACATCATGCAATAGACGAACAGATAGTTCGAAAGTCTTACTGGGCAAAGACCAACCAAGTGAATTCAAACTCACCTACAGGATTACCGCACCATAGTTTTTGGGGTGCTGGGTTTTTCAGAGGAGAGAATCAAGAAATAGAACACGGTATGGAACCTAAAGACACATACTTAATGGGATGGTTCAATAGAAAGCTACAAACTGATTTTGGTTTTATGTGGGAAAGGTTTCAATACTTTGGATTGAACTCACAAACTCAAGGATTGGAAGGAACCACACATTCAGATTGTGATATGGAAGATGATTGGAATCTATCATTCTTATATTATCCAAATAGATTTTGGAATGATTCATGGGGTGGGTCTTTACGATTGTATGATGAACCACAACAAGGAATCCATGGAAGAGCAGACCACATTAAAAATCATCAAACACAAGAAATATATTTTAAACCAAATAGATTGTTGATATTTGACGGAAGAATACCACATGGTGCAGATGCACCATCTCCAAAGGCACGATATATGGATAGACGTTCTTTGGTAATAAGAGGAGACGAAATTAGTATAAGAACTTTATGGGGTGAAGATGCCTACGATTGAATTCACAACTTACGATAAGAGAACCACAGAGTTATGGAGACCTGTTTTAGCTAAAAAGGTTGTTCCCGATTGGTGGAAGACCATGAAAGTTCAAGAGATGGTTCGTGGGAATAAGACTCAAACTATTAGGTCATGTCCAGCAATGGACGACTGGTTAAAGAGTGGTTGGTACATATGTGCAAAAACAGATATGCAAGTAAAGGTAAATGAAGACGGTAGGTCAATGACAGACCCAAACAATCCCCTTCATTCTCCAACTCATCCAGCTGCACAAGGTGGTCATAACTTTACCTACCTACCCAAAGAGGATGCACCCACTAAAGATGCATTTAAAATGAGAGCTCCTTGGAATATTATTACACCACCAGGCTATTCATGTCTATATCTAGACCCCTTTCTATTTCAGAATACTCATTTTGCAACATGGCAGGGAATCATCGATACAGATACATTCAATGTGAATATGGATAATTCTCAGATTATATTCTATCCTAAAACGAATAAGGACTTTGTAATCAAAGAGGGTACACCACTAGTACAGGTCGTTCCTTACAGAAGAGAAGTGTGGAATGCATCCTATATAACTTATGATAATAAATCATGGCAAGAGAATCGTTCTGTAAGAACTACACATAGAGTAGGAGAGGACGGTGAGAAACTCAAGACCATGGACGAATGGAATAGGTCACCCGAACTCAGAGAAGAGAAGAGACACATAGAAGGAATGGCTGGTGCATACAGAAGAATTAAATATTGGAATGAAAAGGGAAGGATGTTCAAAGAAGATAATCCACCACCCGAATGTCCTATGCACAACCCCGATGTAAATGACGAGGTAGAGATGGAAAGGGATTATAAAAAAGAACAATTGAAACAAACTGATTTGAATTGGGATGGTCAAGATGACAGTTAGATTAGCATTCCCTACTGCTATATTTGAAAGAGATTTACTTGACAAAGAAAAGTATGGTAACGATGCTGTTACAATTGAATACATCGATTCTCTTAGAAATGAAATGGATGCATGGAGACAAAGAGACCCGAAGGGAAGGCAGATTTCAAATAGATATACTGGTTGGCAGTCGGAAGATGGTATAGAACAACATCCAAGTTTTGCAAAGATTATAAGATGTATTGAAGCTGCATTGAGAGAAGAGGTGCAGACATTCTTTGGAGTAAATCCAAATGCAGCCCAAATTAAAATAGACAACACATGGGCAAACATAAATGATAAAGGTGCGTGGAACACACCACACTTACATAATGGTTGTTGGTATAGTGGAGTATGTTATATACATGGTGACGGTGACGAGGGAGACCTCAATATGATTAATACCGATGCTAAAGTAGTTGCAGACCACCCATCTTTGCAACGACACCAAGAGAGTATTCAGTACCAACCTAAAACTGGAAGACTCATATTGTTTCCTAGTGGTGCAATGCATATGGTAGAACCCAATCCCACAGACAAAGATAGATACTCAATCTCTTTCAATTGTAGAGTACAATACATTGGTAATCCCTCAGATGCAAGAAAACCGTGGAGAAACCCACCGCCTGAAGATGAATTTACTTTTGAATTAGATTCAAATGGCGACCCCATAATCAACTAGAAATTCTAAATAGTAGTATGGAAATTACTATTACACCTTATCTATTATGGAACCTCGTTACGGTATTCGTAATCGTACCCATTGGTTTTCTATTAAGAAGTTCATTATCAGAACTATCTAGGCTCTCAATACTAGTCAACAAGACTAGAGAAGAGATAGCAAAGGACTACGTCACAAGAGAAGAAATAGAACGTGATATGACCAAGTTACTTGACCAAATGAACCGTATTTCAGACAAAATAGATAAACTTACATCTAAGACTTATTTCCAAGAATAAAAAACGCATAAATAGTATTAAACAGGAAATACTATTATGGCACAACCCAATTCAAAAGCAACCCTCAAAGAGTATGTGAAGAGAAAACTAGGCGCACCTGTGTTGGAAATCAACGTGGATGATGACCAGTTTGATGATAGAATTGATGAAGGACTTCAATACTTTAGAGAATACTGCTATGATGGTAGTATCAAGTGTTATCTTAAGCACGAACTAACCCAAAATCAGATAGATTCATTCAAGACAAACGAATCTCATTCTGCAGCTACGGCTGGTAGTCATGCTGTGGATAACCAAACTTACAAAGAGCAACAGAACTATCTTACCCTACCCGAACACGTATTATCCGTTTTAAACATTTTACCATTCAATGACAAACATAATCTAAACATGTTTGACTTAAGATATCAATTAAGACTAAACGATATGTATGACTTGACATCAACCAATGTCTTGTATTACGAGATGGTTCAACAGAACATTTCAATGATGGATAACATCCTAGTTGGAAGAACTCCAATTAGATACAATATGCATTCTAATAGATTGTATCTAGATTTAGATGCAGATAGTCTTACAGCTGGTGAGTTCTTAATTATTGAGTGTTATAGAAAGATAGACCCAACCGACATGACAGATATCTATAATGATATGTGGTTAAAGAAATACTGTACTGCATTAGTTAAGTATCAGTGGGGTGAAAACCTATCGAAGTTTTCGGGAATTGCATTGCCTGGCGGAGTTACATTAGACGCTACACAGATGAAGTCCGAAGCACAAGAGGAAATTACAAGATTAGAAGAAGAGTCTAGACTGAATTTTGAAATGCCAGTCATGGACTTAATGGGATAAAAACATGCCGACAAATGTATTTTTTAACCATGCAGTTAATACTGAACAGATGTTATATGAAGACATCGTTGTTGAGTCACTTAGGATGTTTGGACACGAGACGTATTATCTTCCAAGAGAGATTGTAGAAGAAGACACGATTCTTGGTGAAGATGTGCAGTCTAAATTTGGAGATGCGTACTCAGTAGAGATGTATCTAGAAAATACAGATGGATTTGAGGGTGATGGAGACCTCATGTCCAAGTTCGGTGTACAAGTAAGAGACCAAGCAACATTCGTTATATCCCTAAGAACATGGGAACGATTCATTTCTCTAGATTCAAACCTTACAACATCATTGAGACCCAACGAGGGAGATTTAATTTACTTCCCTATGAGTGGTTCAATGTTTGAAATCAAATTCGTAGAACACGAGAACCCATTCTATCAAGTTGGAAAACTATTCGTATTTAAACTACAGTGTGAATTGTTCGAATACAGTGGAGAGGATTTCGATACTGGAACAGTGGTAGACTTAGTGGAGAATGAACAAGCCTATACAATAGAAATGCAAGTTTCAAATACAAGTGGAGACTTTGTGATTCAAGAAGTTCTTAATTATAGTGGAGCTGCAACAGGTGAAGTCATCGGTTGGACACCTGGCCCTACTGGGAATATCCGTAAACTTACTATCAAAGATGTTACTAGAACGCTTGCAGTTGGTGACACCCTAGTTGGTGCATCAAGTGGTAAGACAGTGGTCATAGAATCGATTACAGATGTGCTAACGTTTGCTAATGACGGTGATGCACAGAATAAAGACTTTGAAGACAAGGCAGATGGATACTTAGACTTCTCAGAGACAAACCCATTCGGTGAGGTCACATAATGTTCGGTACCTATTTTTATAATGAAACTTTCAAACGAGCAGTATCCATTTTTGGAACACTGTTCAATAACATTACAATTAAGAAAACCAAATCAGATGGTACAGTTCTAACAGAACAAAAGGTACCAATATCATACGGGCCAAAACAAAAGTTCTTACAAAGACTAGCAGAAGATGCTGACCTTGGTGATGGTATGAGAACTGCAATTAGTATGCCTAGACTTGCATTCGAACTTACAGGGTTTGAATATGATGCATCTAGACAACAAAACAAACTAATACGTCATTCTAAATCCGATTTGGAAAGTTCAGATACAGGAAAGAGAGGATTTCAGTATCAACCAGCACCATATAATTTAACATTTAATCTATCAATTCTTGCAAAGAACATGAATGATGCACTACAAATAGTAGAACAAATACTACCATATTTCCAACCCGAATATACGGTTACTATGAAGATGATTGATTCTATGACAGACCATAGAGATGTTCCAATTATTCTAAGTACCGTATCAATGGAAGACCAATACGAAGGTACGTTCGAAGAAAGACGTGTTATAGAATACACATTGGAGTTTCAGATGAAACTGTACTTCTTCGGCCCAGTATATACTGGTGAAATTATTAAGAATGTTATCGAAAGAACATACATATCAGACGGAGTGCAAGGACAAGTTAAGACTGCAAGTGGTCTATTCACTACCAGTGAAATAGAAGATAGTGGATTGGTTAAAGAGGTCAAATCATATGAACCTGCTTTTGCAGCTGTTTCAAATGCAGTATCTTCGTCCACCACAATAACATTCCCAACAGCAATAAATACAAAGATAAGTGTAAACGATGAAGTGTTCGGTACTAATTTAGGAACGAATCCAACTATATCCTCTATTGCTGAGGATAGATTGAGTATTGTAGTATCAAGTGCAGTGACACTAGATGCAAAAACCAATCTTAAGTTTGTTGGGTCGGTTAATCCCAATGACACCTTTGTTGTTGCAGAGACAGTAACGTTTTATGATGATGGTTCTACTAGAAGTTTTGCAGGCGATAGGACTACAGATGCGAGTTAATAATGGTAAAAGATACGATAGATAAACAGTTAGATGATATCCTAGATATCAACACTGAAATCAAACAAGAGGTAGAGATACTTCCTAAACAACTTCCCACTACTAAAGACAGGGGAGAATCCATAGTAAACGATTACAAATATGCTCGTGAAAACTTGTATGGTTTAGTAGAGCGTGGACAAGATGCAATCGATGGTATATTGGATGTTGCAAAAGAAACGGAACATCCACGTGCATACGAAGTTGCTGGGCAGCTTCTGAAAACAGTCGGTGATACTGCAGAAAAACTTTTAGACCTACAGAAGAAAATTAAAGAATTAGAAAAGGACGAAGAAGGTCAGAAAATTGGTACACAACACAATCACCTATACGTAGGTTCAACTTCAGAACTACAAAAGTTTCTAAAAAAGAATAAAGAATAATGGTACAACCAACAAATGAGGGGTACTTAGGTAATAATCTCATCAAGAGAGCTGGGATTGATATCCAGTATACTAAAGAAGAACTTGCAGAATACGTCAAGTGTTCTGAAGACCCTTGTCATTTCATTGAAAACTACACACAGATTATATCACTAGATGAAGGTATGGTACCCTTTAAACTTCGTGGTTATCAAGATAAACTTATTGAACACTATGATGCAAATCGTTTCAATGTAGTCCTTGCATCACGTCAGAGTGGTAAATCAATTACTTCGTGTGCATACTTATTGTGGTTTCTGTTATTTAAACCCGAAGTAACAGTAGCGGTTCTTGCTAACAAAGGTGCAATTTCTAGAGAGATGATTGCACGTATTGTAACCATGTTAGAGTCTGTTCCGTTCTTCTTGCAGCCTGGTGTAAAGATTCTCAACAAAGGTTCAATAGAGTTTGCAAACGATAGTAAGATTGTAGCAGCTGCAACGTCATCATCATCCATTCGTGGATTGTCAATTAACCTACTATACCTAGATGAGTTTGCATTCGTAGACGATGCAGAGACATTCTATACTGCAACATATCCCGTTGTGACCTCGGGTAAGGATTCAAAGGTTATTATCACATCTACTGCAAATGGTGTGGGTAATATGTTCCATAAGATATATGAGAGTGCAATTCATGACCAATCAGAATATAAATCATTCACAATCAACTGGTATGACGTGCCAGGCAGAGACGAAGAATGGAAGAAAGAAACTATTGCAAACACTTCAGAAGCACAATTCGAACAAGAGTATGGTAACAGTTTCTTAGGAACAGGTAATACACTTATCAATTCTAATACACTACTAGGTCTAAAAGCATGGGATGCTGAGTGGTATAAGGATGGTTTTAGTGTGTATCAAAAACCTGTTGAAGACCACACCTATATATGTACAGTAGATGTTGCAAAAGGCAGAGGAATGGATTTCTCTACCATGACTATATTTGATGTGAGTACACCCACATTCACACAAGTTGCAACGTATCGGGATAGTATGATATCACCTATGTTATTTCCCGATATTATAAATAAGTATGCAACAGCATACAACACTGCATTAGTTATAATAGAAAACAATGCAGAAGGGTCTATGGTAGCAAGTCAGTTACACTATGATATAGAATACGACAATGTATTCACACAGGGGATGACTAAAGCTGAAGATATTGGTGTTACCATGACCAAAAAGATTAAAAGAATCGGATGTTCTACACTAAAAGAGATATTAGAGGAGAACCGATTAAATTTGATTGACAGAAGCACGATTACCGAGCTTATGACTTTCATAAATAAAGGGATGTCCTTTGAAGCAGATAGAGGATATCACGATGATATGGTTATGAATTGCGTATTATTTTCTTGGTTTATTACAACTGATTATTTTACTCACCTCACAAACCATCAAGTTAAGAATCTCTTATACTCAGAGCAACAAAGAGTCATTGAAGATGATATGTTACCAGCTGGAATATTTGGGGGTGACCCATATACAGAGGACAGTTTTGTAGATGAGGGTGGAGATAGGTGGTTCTTTGAAGCTGAAAGGAACAATCCTTAAGAATTATTAGAATCTTTAAAGTTATAAATATATCAAGTAAAACAAAACTTTTTACATTAACAGGAGAAAAGTATGGCATTTCAAGTATCACCAGGC